GGAAATGACTGCGGCTGTACTTGGTCTAAAGAACGGAATCTTGAGTTTGCAGGACGTTGCCAGCAATTACGGCAAAGACACTGAAGAACTACTGGCTCAAATTCAAAGGGATAAGGCTCTAATGGAGCAATTTGGCGTTACTTACGCTTTAGAACCTTACGCTGGGCCTTTAGCGCCTGTTGAAGCACTTGTCTCTGGTGATGAAGATGCCGACGTATAAAGGGGTTGAGTTAAAAACAACGCCTAATGACGGAATGGTCAGTGAGGCCAGAAAGGGTCTTGCTTGGCGTGAAGAATTTGGTCGCGGGGGCACTGAGGTTGGTGTTGCACGGGCTAGGGATATATCGAACAGAAAGCAGTTGTCCCCAAGAACTATTAGAAGAATGTTTTCCTTCTTTTCTAGGCATGAGGTCGATAAGCAGGCTGAAGGCTTTAGTCCGGGTGAGGAGGGATACCCATCAGCAGGTCGCATAGCTTGGGCTTTATGGGGTGGTGACGCAGGTTTTGCGTTTTCGCGCAGAGTCAAGAAGGCGATGGATAAGGCTGATGAAGAGAAGGATCGAGCAGCGCTGTCTGGCGGTGACAATAAATGGAGTGACAAGATGGATAATATCGTTGAAAATCAGCAACTTACAGAAGATGCTTCAGATACTACCTTGGCTGAGGCTGTTGATGAAATAAGCCGTAAGATTGAGGCTGTATTGGAAGAATTTGATGACGAAGAAGCATTAGATGATGCTCTTGAGTCTGAAGACCTAGAAAACATTGCAGAAATTGGTGAGGAGGAGAGGGCTTTACAAAAGACTCACACCCGCGCAATGGCAATGGATATGTCGCCTATCAATGAAGATACGCGAACTGTGAGAATGGCTATATCAAGCGAAGAGCCTGTTATGCGCTCATTCGGCATGGAAGTCTTAGAACACTCAGAAGAAGCGATGGATTTGTCGTTTCTACAATCTGGACGCGCCCCCCTCTTACTGGACCATGATCCAGAAAAGCAGGTTGGTGTGATTGAATCTGTCAGTCTTGATAGCTCGGCCCGTAGACTTCGGGCGACGGTGCGCTTTGGGAAAGGTGCGCTTGCTAGAGAGGCTTTCGATGACGTTACTGATGGAATCAAGGCAAACGTAAGCATTGGTTACTCAGTTAACAAAATGGAGCGAAAGGGTAAGGACACTTATGTCGTAAAAAGCTTTCGTATCCATGAAGCAAGTCTAGTTTCTATTCCCGCTGATGTGACAGTTGGCGTGGGTCGGTCTAGCGAGGCTTCGCAACAACCAATAATCATTACTGATAACAAGGATAAAACTATGTCAGAAGTTGATATTTCAGCGGTTGAGGCTCAAGCCCGTCAAGCCGCTCAGAAAAACGCCGCTCAAATCATTGAGTTAGGTTCACGTCACGATCAATCAGATATGGCTCAGAGAGCTATCTCAGCAGGTAACTCTATCGAAGAATTTCGTGGTGAGTTGCTAGAAAAGATTGGCAGCACCCGTGCGTTGGAAGACACCGAAATCGGTATGACCAACCAAGAAGTGAAGAGATTCTCTTTCCTTCGCGCTATTCACGCATTAGCTAACCCTACTGATCGTCGCGCTCAAGAAGCTGCGTCTTTTGAGTTTGAGGCTTCTCGCGCTGCTGCTGAACAGTACGGCACTACCGCACAGGGAATTATGATTCCTTCTGACGTAATGCGTAACTGGAAGCGTGATATGTCTGCTGGAAGTGATGGCGGATTGATTGGTGAGGACTTCCGTGGTGAAGATTTCATCGACGCTCTGCGTAATGCTTCAAGCGTAATGCAAGCTGGTGCTCGTATGCTGACTGGTCTTTCTGGTGACGTAAAAATCCCCAAGAAGACTGCTGGTTCTGCTGCGGCATTCGTTTCTGCTGAAGGCGTAGCTGTTGCTGAGTCTGAAATGACTATCGGCAATGTTGCTTTAGCACCTAAGACTTTGGGCGCATTCACTGACGTTACTCGCCAGTTGCTAATCCAAAGCTCTTTAGACGTTGAAGCTTTGATTCGTGATGACCTAGCGACTGCTATCGCTATCGCAATCGACAAGGCTGGCCTTGAAGGTTCTGGTACTGGTGGTAACCCAACAGGCATCCTGAATCAGTCTGGCGTTAACACGGTAACTGCTTTCGCTGCTGCAAACCCAACATTTGCAGAGGTAGTGACTTTGGAAACTGCTGTAGCTGAAGACAACGCTTTAATGGGTAACCTGTCTTACATCTTGCCTGCAAGCATGTACGGCGCGTTGAAGACTACTGAGAAGGCAACTAACACTGCTCAATTCGTAGTTGAACCCGGCGGCACCATGAACGGCTATCGTGGCATCGTTTCAAACCAAGCTACTGCTGGGAATCTTTACTTCGGTAACTTCTCAGACCTGTTGATTGGTATGTTCGGTGGACTCGACTTAGTTGTTGACCCATACAGCTTGAGCACAACCGGCACCGTTCGCGTTGTAGCCTTGCAGAGTGTTGATGTAGCAGTACGTCACGCTCAAAGCTTTGCCTTCGGTAACGACGGTTAATAGCAAAATAGAAAGCCTCAGCCTTCGGGCTGGGGTTTTTCTGCGGAGAAAGTTATGAAATATCAAGTATTAAAGCGCTGTGTGATTGACAGCAAGACTTGCGATGTAGGCGATGTTGTTGAAATTGCTGTGGATGAAGTTAGAGCCTTAATGGGCATTGGTCGCATCGCGCCATACAGTGAGCCTGTGAAGACTGAGGACCGCTCTATTGGTCTGCAAGAAGATAACAAGCCTCGCACTAGGGCTAAGAAGAAAAGCTCTTAGATGGCTGTAGAGAGCGCTTCAGACAGGCTTTTGATGCTGAGTGATTTCGGCATTGATGTGTCGTACACCCTTCAAGGTGGGTCTGCGGCTACCTATAAAGCCATTGTCGATAATGAGTATGAAGCAGTTGAAGCCGGTGGATCAGTTGCTTTTGCGGTCACTCGCCCTCGCTTAACAATGAGGACCGCTGATATATCAACAGCAAGTGAGGGAGATAGCGTTGCCTATGGCGGCAATACCTTCACTGTTCACGTTGTTATGGCTGATGGCACTGGCATGACTGAATTGATAGTGAGTAAAAACTAATGCCTCATGTTCGGCAGTCTATCAGAGACAACATAAAGACCACGCTTACTGGACTGACTACCACAGGGTCCAGAGTTTACGTCAGTAGGGTTTATCCGCTTACGGACGATAACTTGCCGGGTCTAGCCATCTACACGGCTGATGAGTCTGACGAATACGCAGTGATGGGACCGCCACGCACGATATTTCGCACATTGAATGTGAATGTTGAGGCTTATGTTCGTGGCAACTCCGCTTATGACAATCAGATAGACACTATCTGTTCAGAAATAGAGGTTGCCTTAGCTACTGACACCACAAGAGGTGGGTATGCAAAGGACACTAAGGTTTTGAGTATGGATGCTGAGTTTTCCGGTGACGGGGACCAGCCTGTAGCAAGGGCTACGCTTCGCGTTCAAGTTATGTACGCAACTAAAGAAAACAATCCAACAACGGCGGTTTGATATGACTGAGATGACGTTAAACGGAACAACTATTCAAGTCCACTCTACTAGGGTGGAATACATGGAATCAAAGGGCTGGGTTCGGACGGACGCTCCTGCTGATAAAAAGGCCGCTAAGGCGAAGAAAACCACAGAATCCGAGGAGGATTAAAAAATGGCTACTCATACCGGAAAGGATGGGGTTGTTAAAGTCGGAGCTAATGATGTTGCAGAAGTCCGTTCTTTCTCCCTAAATGAAACAGCGGACACTGTTGAAGACACAACAATGGGCGATGCGGCAAGAACTCACATTGTCACACTGACTTCCTTTGATGGGTCTTTAGACGTGTACTGGGATGAAACCGATACAAACGGGCAGATTGCTCTAGGTGTTGGCTCTAGTGTTACTTTGGCGTTATACCCAGAAGGCGATGGCGCTGGCGCTACTTACTACAGCGGTACTGCTTTAGTAACAAGTGTTGGCAAGAGTTCATCATTTGACGGAATGGTTGAGCAATCAATCAGTGTTCAAGGCACTGGCGCACTAACTACAGCGACTGTCTAATGGCAAATCTTATAGACCAAGCGGTTGCTCATTTTAGTAGCCGCGAAATTAGAAAAATGAATGTCCCTGAATGGGAAGTTGATGTATACGCCAAAAACTTATCACTAGAGGGTAAGTCGAGGTTAGCCAAAAGGGCTGATGGCGATACTTGGGATTACTTAGTTTATGCCTGCATATTCGGTTTAACTGATGAACAGGGAGAGGCTGTATTTACCTTAGAGGATAAGGTGAAGCTCAAAAAGAGCGTTGATCCTGAGATTGTTATACGCCTGGGCAACTTTGTTTTGCACACAGAAGGCGAAACTGAAGAGGACCGCGAAAAAAACTAATTGATGACCAAGGACAGCCGACTGACCTGTTCTGGATGTATGAACTTGCTAGTCGCCTTGGTCAGCCCCTCTCAGTGGTTTTGGACATGACCGTGACCGAGTTTGAGCATTGGTTCACTTACTACAAATTGAAGCAGGATATGAATAATGGCTCAACAAGCTGATATGTTGATGGTGATGAGGGCGAAGGATGAGTTAACCAAGCCCCTCGCTCGCGCCCAAGAACAATTAGGTAAGACCGCCAAAGCGGGCAAAGACCTCAATGGTCAATTGCGTTTAATGCGTGGCGGAGTTGGTCAGATCGGTCATCAGATACAGGATATGGCGGTTCAAGCCCAAATGGGTACTAGCGCTTTTGTAATCCTTGGTCAGCAAGGCTCTCAAGTAGCATCATTGCTTGGTCCTAAAGGCGCGATGTTTGGTGCAGTTTTAGCTATTGGCGCAGCTATTGCTGGTCCGCTGTACAAGTCATTAACCGAATCAACAGATCTCCTTGAGGAATTAGAGACTGAAGCTAAGAAGGCAACAACTTCTTTGTACGAGTTGTCGGGTGCCCAAAGAGCAATTGCGGAAACCGTATTGTTAGAGCGAAGGACAAAGGTTTTAGATGCTCAAAGAATAGCTGAAGAAAGGTTGGCGGAAGCGACGGAAAGAAAAACAACCAAGGCGGTCGTTAGGTTAAGGGGGCAAGTAAACCAAAATGCTCAAGCGTTCGAGCAAGCTACAATAGACGTTTATAGATATGAAAAACAAGTTGGTCTTGCTAACGCAGAGTTAGAAAGAATAGATGA